TTGACATACGAAAGTGGAGATATCATTACTCTATCTAAACCTAAAATGGTAATTCAATCTCAAGAAGGATTTGGATTCGCAAAAGGAGTATGTGTAACAAGTGTAGAATCACCTGATGAAATTGATTTTAGAAAAAGCAATGTAGTATTAAAAGTTGATACTCATGAAGATGTTAAAAAAGCATATGAAGAAGCAACTTCAATAATAGATAGAGTATAATGAAAGTATTAATTACGGGACATACTTCTGGTATTGGTAAAGCAATACTAGAAAATACTCCTAGTGATTATGAAGTAAAAGGTATGTCTCGTGAAACTGGACACGACCTTAGAGAAAATTTACCAAATGTTATAGGGGAAATAAAAGAATACGACCCAGATATACTTTTCAATAATGCGTGGGGTGGTTATGCTCAAAACGAGATATCAACATGGTGGTCTAAAAATCAAAATCTAAAAGAACCTAGAATTATGATTACTACTGGTTCTACTTCTGGTTTAAAAATGCTTTGTGATGATGAAAAGAATTTTTATCCAAACATGCCTAAATTACCCTTTAGTGATTATGGACAATCTAAAAGAAGACTATTACTTGAAGCATATATGCATTGGTTAATGGACGAAAGGGAAGTCTATTGGATTAACTATGTATTGGGTTGGGTAAAAACTAGAATACTTGTCGGGGAAGGGGAAGAAGATTTATTTAAAAGTATTAACATGTTAGAACCTGATTATGTTGCAAAAAAAATGTGGAATGACATTAACAGTGAAGTTTACAAACATACTTTTATGGTTGGAATGGACTGCAAAAGAAGTGGTGTAGAACAAGAAAGAGTAATGTTAATGATGAAAATGATTTCAAACGTACAAAAAATAGGACTATAAAATGGTTAAAAAGTTTAAAATGATTAAGGGTAGAAAATGTGAGAAGGATTTAATACTCTTATACAATGATAAAGCAGTTGCATTTGAAGATGTTGCAATGATGTGTATTTTTTTCATGGGTAATGAGGACAACTTATACCCACCATCAAAAGGTTTCCAAGGTGCAGAAAAGTTCAAGGACTATATCAAAGAAGTTCTTGAGACTAGAAGAATACCTTCCGATAAAAAATATCAAATCAAAAAAAATCACGGTGTAGTAAAAGTATTATGACAGAATATAAAGACTCAGTAGAAAAACAAAAACTAATTTTGGATGCAGAAGAATGGGCTAAGAAAATAAAATCAATACACATTCATAGTTTAAATAGTATGTGGTATGATGATAGACCCGAAGATACTAAAGATGGTAAAATGGTCACGGATACAGAATATAATGATAACAGAATCGTAAGAGAACAAAACGGAAAGATAATTCATACATGGGGTAAGAAAAAATCCGATAAAGAGTTATTACAATCTTTCTTGACAAATACTGCATAGAAGAGTATAATACACGACAATGAAACAATACAAATACAACGAAGATAAATTTTTAAACGAACTTAAGTCTTATGTTGATAAAACTTATAATCAACATTATTCTAAAAACAAGTTTCAAGCAACTGAGTTTATTATTGACGGTGGTCATGGTGAGGGTTTTTGTATCGGGAACATAATGAAATATGCACAACGATATGGAAACAAAAATGGTTATAACAAAGAAGACTTAATGAAAGTTATACACTACGCACTAATCATGCTTCATGTTCATGAAAAGACTCGTTCCGAATAATAAATTCTTTCATATCACTTACCCAACTTCGCATTCTTTGTGCCTGTTCTTCATGAAAGTTTTTGTTTTTTAAATCTTTCATAGATTGTTCAATATGGAAATCATAAAGTCTAGTCGCAAATGCAATTGCATCTTGATACGGCATACGAACCGAATTTGAAAAAGACCTCTCTACTTTTTTCATGGTGAATATATTTCTATCTTTTCTTCTTTACCTTTTACTTTAATCGTATCTAGTTTTTTAAATAAAAAATCCTTTTGATTATACCCATGTTCACGGATAGAGTTTATCGTATCTTGACTAACAAGAATTCTATTGTTTTTATATTTTCCTCTTGCGGCTAATGCTTCCAGACGAGCGGCGAGATTAACTGCGTCTCCGATGACAGAATAATCAAATCGGGAAACAGAACCCATGTTCCCAACGATGCAGTCACCAGTATTAATACCAATCCCAACATTGATGCTAGGAAGATTTTTTCTTTTAAATTCATTTTGTATTATCTCTAGTTCTTGTTCTATTTCTACTGCAGAAAGACAAGCCATTTCTGCATGATACTTATTGTCTAACGGTGCGTTCCAAAATGCCATTATACAATCACCCATGTATTTATCTATAGTACCATTATGTTTTAGTATAATTTTAGAGGTTCTATCTAAAAAGTTATTAACTAATTCCACTAGACCTTCGGGGTCATCATTATTTTTGTAGTGTTCTGATATTGGTGTAAACCCTACAATGTCCATAAAAAAGAAAGTCATGTTTTTTCTTTCTCCCCCTAATCTTAAAAGACTTGGGTCTTCTGCAAGTTTATCAACCATATCTGGTGATAAGTATGTTTTGAACTGACCCTTAATCATTTCTTTAAGTTTGTATGTCACATAGTATTTGTTAAATGATGCATGACCAAAAACAATTATAGATGCAAGAGAAGTATATAATACATCAATCAATAATAATGCAGTGTACCAATAATACAATCCCGTCCCGATTATAGTTACAATCATCGCAAATGATAGTAGACCACTCAAATGAGTCGGTAATCTGTAAACCATTAGTAATATTAGAAGAGTACTTATAATTAAAACAAGTATTTCTAATTGTTCAAGAAAGAAATGTCTTTGTATTTGTACACCACTTACAACCGTTTGAATTAAATTTGCTTGGACATCATGTGGGTACATTGCACCCATCGGTGTTGGTACTGGGTTTACTAATCCACCCGCAGACAATCCTATAATATACATTTGACCGTCAGGCATTGGGTCACCAAAAGATATTCTTTTAAATTTATTCCAGTATGCAATCTGTATGTTTGAATTAGGTGTAGTAGTCATTTTATCTAGTTTACCCATTCGTACCCATTCAACTCCTGCTTCTTTTACTTTCATTGCATAGTTAGGTTGTCTATTCCAAACACGCAAAGTTTCAAGTGCAAGAGAAGGGTAGATATGTTCGTTTGCGATTACCATGAGTGGTGCTTCACGAACAATACCATCTATAGACGGAGCTGCACTCACAACACCGACACCAACTGGATTTAATTTTTCTATGGGAGTTGAAATACCTTTGTAAGTATATAACCAATCACTGGGTTTACCTTTACCTAATTTACCAAAACCTAGAAACGGTTTGTCACCTTTGTTTGATACATTAGTAGGAATTGATGACAATACTACTTCTCTATATTGCATTATGTTTGCAAGGTCATCATCACCTTTAAATCTATCTGGTTCACTGAATCCCATATTCATCACATATAATGACAATGCACCATTCTTACTTAATTCTTTTGCATAAGTATCCCGAGGAAAGGGAAACTGTCCAAATTGTTCTAAAGATGTTTCATCAATATCAACTAAAACAATACCAGAGTCTACTGGTGTTTGTAAATATTGTAGAGAGTCAAAATAGTTTAAACGAAACTGTTCAACTAGTTTTGGGTCTGCAACCCGAAGACCAATAAGTAAACTTATTGTTATTAAAACAATCTTCCAGTTGTACATTACTGTTGAACAACAGAAACATTACATCCACCAGAAGTATTACATGTACCCGTTAAAGAATATGACTTAGAATAATTTACTTGATTTAAATACAAGTTATAGGGGTCTGTACCTTCTGTTAAATTAATTGATGCATTATGATAACCATTACCTTGTTGATAGATGACCGCTTGATGACCGTCACCCGTTAATGTTGCATTTATAGTTTTTGAATTATCATGAGTTTGCATTGTCCAGATTTTATTATTATTACCATTGATGTAAGTATTAACGGTATGTCCACTATACCAGTTCCTATTACCATTTCTTTGTCCAGAATAAATATTATTTAAAGAACCATCGATATGATGTTTTGCAATATGATTACCACCTTCATCCGTATCAGTTCCCCAATTCGGAGCCCAATCATATAAAACAGTTCCCGCATATCCTTGACCTACTGCAACATCGTTCCATTGTCCATTGATATCAAAAACTGCAAGATTTAAATTTGAGTTTACATTATTTTTTTGTCTTACTATTAGTTCAAGTCCATCACCTTGTAAATCTCCACCACTTGTGTGTGAAAGAGTATTCCAATGACGAACTTTATTGTTTTGTCCTATCTGTTCAATATCAACTTTAATACCATCACCTACTTGAGTTATGTCTATGATATTATCTGCATACGCATATTCACAACTTGCAATACCAATTGCAAAAAGTATCCACATTGTTAAAATAGTTTTCAAACCTTGTGGTGATATATTCTCTTTTAGAAAATTAATCACCTTGGGCTCTTTTTATTTGGTCAGATGTAGGTGCGCCTTTTTCACCTTTCTTTCTCATTTTCTCACCAGAACCACCTTTAATTCTTGCTTTCTTTTTTCTAATGTTGTCCCAAAGACCTTCTTTACTGTGTTGTTTAAATGTTTTCATTGTTGTATTATCGTTATCCTTGAACCACTACCGTCACCAAAGGTTATTTCTGACGGTTTCTGGTCGGTTATTGTTTCTATTGTATTGTTTGTGTAAATAGGTTGAGTTATTCTTATTACTCCATCTACTTCACGAGTCAATACAATTATTTCTTCTCCTTTGTTTACTTCCGTAAAATATTGTGTGTCTTCATCAAATCCGACACTTGTACCTTCTATATTTATAATTCCTAGTTCTTTCTGAGCTCTATCTAATGCATTTATTTTATCTAATTCTGCAACTACATCTAACATATCTTGTAAAAAATCTACATCTAATAAGTCTCTATCTAATTCATTATACTCTAAATCTTCTTCTCCTTCTTTTAATTCGTCTCGTTCTAACTCATTATATGCAAGATAATCTATATCAAGAATACCTTCTTGTTGTTTATTATCTTTAATTCCTTCTTCTTCATTCTTTACTTCCTTGACTTCTTTTGGTGGATTAACAATAAACATATTATCAATTTGTCGTAAAGTAATACCCTTGATTACCGCAGTAGTTTGTGGTATTTTATCGTAAGAAGATACTACCGTAGTTTGCCATGCACGACTAAGAGTTATCGTACCACCCGCATTTGTAATAGTTATTTCTCCTGACGACTTTCCAGTTTTTTCATCTGGTAATAATACTAAAGTTGTTCTACCAATTTCATCAATAGTCGTAGTAAAATCTGTACCACGAATTCCTATTTGTGCAGTAGGGGTTCTAATATCAATATTTGCTTTATCAATCTTTGCACCAGTACCAGAAGTAAATCGTGCTGTACCCAATACCATACGCATCGCCATTTTAGATTTACTTGGGTCTGGGTCATAGTAGACTTCATCAATATAGATTTCAGTATGTTCGGTCAGAGATAGTTCTTCTTCATCCAAGAACTGTATTAACATACGACCTTGACCAGTAATCGCAGTATCATTCATCTGTACATCTGGTACAGAACCGTCTTTTACAATTTCAGTTTGTCCAGACTGTCTTTCTAGGGCTGCACTTCCGATGTGTTCACGGATATCACCAATAGAGTCTGCGTAAACAGACCCTATTAGAATAAGATTACTCGCCAGTATCTTGTTGAATAATCGTAATTTCTGAACCACTTGTTTGGAAACTCGCATCTAATACCGCCTCTGTACTAGTTAAACTAGTTCCAGTTCTTTGTCCAACAAAGACATAATTTTTATCACCAGTCAATGCAACTGTTTGTTCGTTATCCGCACCGTCTTCCATAGATGTCAATATCCAGTTATAATTACCTTGGACATTCCAATTATGAGTTGCGTTTGCAGAGTTTACAAAAGTTCCAATTGTATTGTCACTACCACCAACAACTAAGTCCATATCTAAACTATCAGCTGCACCTTCTGTTATAGTACCCCAACTATCCCAATAGGAAGTTGTTACACCATAGTTAGAAGTACCACTTGCATAATTTCCATATGAACTAATAGTACCATAACCAAAGTTAGGTGTTATTGTAGTATTAGTATTTGACCAAGTGTGAGCACCGTATGTTTTAAACCCTCTAGAATTGTTAAAGAATGCAGTACCAGTTGGGACATTTTGTGTTTCATCTGAACTACCAATTCTAAAAGTCATGTCATTTGTACTACCTTGTACATCAAGATTAATATCAATTGCATCTGCACTAAAGTTTGCTTCAGAGTTTCCAGTCACATTACCAATCAACTGATTAATTCTATTTGTAGAACCAACAAGGTTGTAATCGATATTTGAACCGTCTGAATTGATGTCACCATACAATAGATTATTACTTCCATTAAATAACCAATATGCATTTGAGTTTTCAATCTGCAATCTCATATCCGTTGCAGAAGCACCAGTACTAGTGTTCTGACCAACTAAGTTTCCCGAACCAGTTTGTTCAATAATAATTTCTACACCGTCACCAATTTGTTCGATGTAAATTTCATTATCTCCCGCAAACAATCCGAAAGATGATATTAATAATAAACCGAGAATTACTCTCATTTTTTCTCCTTTATTTTATGTCTATCGTTTGTTCCGTCACTTAAGTGGGGATGTCGATGACCATTTTGCATTTCCCAATGTCCTTTTTCGTGACCTTGGTAAATAAGTTCTAACACAGCAATTTCAATTGCAGAACGTGTCGCATTTGTAACACTTTCATTAAATCCATTGCCATCCTCAATTTCTAATAATTTCGTATCCATATCGAAAAATCGAAATACATCATATCCACCACCGACAGACAAAATAGTTTTCTTTGCCTGAACATTCATTAATACTTCACCCGTTAATACTGAGACTGCTCTCACACTAACGATTACAGAATCCCTTCTATATTTGGTAGAACCACCGATACCAAGAAACCTTGCACCTTTACCACCAGTTTCTTCATTACTATCGTATCCAATGACACCACCATCTATAATAATTCCCGCAAATAATAAGGACTTTAACTTATCTCCTTCATCAAACTCTTTACGAGCGTTTCTTATTATTTGTCTTTCTCTTACTAAATTGTCTAGACTAGCTCTTTCAACTACTCTAAACCAATCACCCTCTCCCGCAGTTTTAAGTGCATCTATCAATAAGACTTCTGCACCTTGAGTCACCGCAGTAGAGAAGTCTGAAAAGTTATCTCTACTTTTTCTTTGTCCCGTTTTATCAGTAAACTGATATACCGCAACTACCACCCTTTGATTATTCATTGGTGGTGGAACTCTTTTGAGTTCTTCTGTAGAAGGTAGTTTATATACTTCCGCACTACTTCTACATGCAAATTGTTCGTCTTTACAATCCAATCCCTGAAAGTGTCCTATACTTGCACAACTTGTCAAGACTGATAATAAACTAATAACAAAAAATATTTTCACTAGAATGCACCTACTCCTACTGGAACTTCTAATTCTGTTAAACTTCCGTCTGGATTAGTTATAGAAACAACAATAACATCCTGACCATCATCCCCGACTCTTACTCCATAGGTTATAGTATTACCTTCTAAAGTAAATGAACCTGATAAAGCATTGTCTGGGTCTGCATCAATACCAAACATATTATCAACTAATTGTTTTGATATTTGTGCATATATTCTAGACTCTAAATTCTTTTTAAATTTAGCAGCGGTTGTATTTGCATCTGCACGAGCCTGTGATGCAAGTTCAGTTTCTAGTTTCTCTTGAAGTTTTTCTTCTCTAGACTTCTCTTGATTTTCAATTGTAAGATAATGAGAACTAGTACCTATTCCACTAAAAGATGGAGATTTAAATTTATGTACTATTTCTGACGCAAATAAATTACTTATCGTCAGACTTACCCAAATCAGTAATAACTTTTTCATCTGTTTTTCCTTGTTTCTTTAATTCTTCTTGTTTCCTATATTCGATTACAGTATTTACTTTCTGTTGTAATCGTATCAAGTCATTGTCAAGCATTCTAATCTGGTCTAATAATTTAATCAAAGTTTTATGTGAAGCACT